ATCTACCTAGATCACCTGACAGCGCTATCGGCGCAGGAGCAGGATGAGCGTAGAGCGTTAGATGGAATCATGGCTGACATGGCGTCGTTGGCGCAGGAGCTAGGTGTAATCATCCACTTCATTAGTCACCTGACGACACCGGAAGGTAAGAGCCATGAGGAAGGCGGTCGCGTGATGGAGAAGCATTTCACAGGCTCACGAGCTATCGCACGTTGGTCGCACTATATGTTCGGTTTAGAGCGTAATAAACAGCACTCAGACCCTATCAAGCGGCAGACGACGACGTTCAGGGTGTTGAAAGATCGGTTTACTGGTCGAGCAACTGGTATCAAATTTGGCTTGCAATATAACCAAAACAATGGTATACTGCGCGAAGCTGATTTAATTGAAGAGGAAGCATTATGATTCAAGGTGTTTTATTCGGACAAGAGATGGCTAAACTGGCGGCTGATAAAGCAGGCGAGGAATGGAAGAAAAAGGCTTTGGATGCGTTCATTACTTATGCCAAGACACACAAGCAGTTTATGACTGAGGACGTAAGGATGAATAACGAGCACGTTGGTAACCCGCCGGACAAACGAGCTTGGGGGCATATCGCGGTAGCGGCTAAGAAGCAGGGAGCCATCACTAAGATTGGTTTTAGTTATTCCACCGATGCCGCAAGTAACCCAACACCAATGTCGTTGTGGCGGTCGGAGATTTACGAGGGTAACGAATGATTGAGCAGGTAATCGTAGGCGCTACTGGTCTTGGTTACCTAACAGTAGGAATACTGCAATGGGTTAAGGGTGAAGGCGCTAACGGTATGATTTGGATTGGTTATGCATTTGCACAGGTGGGATTATGGTTAAACTTGAAGTGATTAAACAGTACGGGTATAACGAGCATGGTGTCTGCATCAACCCCTTTGGTGTTAAACCTTTGTGGGTGCAGAAGTTGGCTGAACGTATTCGTTGTAACCACATTGTAACTACGGCAGAGGAGGCATTGTTTTGACAACAGTAGGAACAGCAGACGTAACACTGCTTAAAGAGAACGAAGACGGTAGTGCTGTCTACCAATTCAACTTCCCACCAGCGGCAATGGAGGCACTCACAAGGCTAGGCATCCTCACTGCTATTCAGGCAGGGATTGGAGAGGCTAAGAAGCTAGCGCCTAAGTACCCTAGTAACCCTGAGTTTACAGACGAGATCAAAGCATTGGCTGAGGAAGCAGGGTTTGTTACTTGGCAGGGGGAGCGTTGGAACATTGACAACAATGTGGTTGACTGGGCTAACGCTTATGACGATGAGTTTGTTAAGTTCTATCACCTAGCTACTGACTTGGCTTATAAACGAGCCATGAGGGATGCTGTTGGCTTGTTAAAGACGCAACATGAGTTGGTTAAGGAACGACACAACTACTACCGTCATGCGGCTAACATCATTCATTTGGAGTTCTTGGAGGAACAAGATGACCGACAAAGTTAGTGGTGACGGGGTTGCCTACGTTGACCACGACTACTACTGGCGACCATTGGAGACAGCACCGTATGGGGTCAAGTTACAGCTACTAAGCATTTATGGCGTAGCCTGTCACGGGTTGCTATCCCCTGCTATAATTAAGGAAGGATTCTGGGTTGGCTGGACTCCACTACCTAAACGAAGGAAAGAGAATGATTGACAACATTACCTTGTGGCACAAACGCGCTCGACCTGAGCCGACACACAAAGATTTCAACGTGCAGCTAGGCTGTCATATCGAGGAGTTTATCGAGATGATGGATGCGCTAGGGATTGAGTGGGATCAGGACACCTACCTACGCGATGCTGTTAATACGTTGACCGATTTCGCTGATGCGTTGAAGAGCGGAGAAAGAACCGCCCCTGATGTTAACCGTAAGGAGTTGTTGGATGCGTTGGCTGACCAAGTAGTTACGGCAGTCGGTGTTGCCCATTGCGCTAAGATGGATATGGTGGCGGCTTGTCAAGAGGTTAACGACAGTAACTGGTCTAAGTTTAATTACAAGGGTTTCCCTGAGTTTGACGACAACGGTAAGATTAAGAAGGGTGAGCGTTACCGCAAACCAAACTTGGAAGGGATGTTTTGATGCAACTAATTGAACATATCGGTATATTTGAAAAAGCTGTCAGCGAAGAAGACTGCAACAAGTTAATCGAATACTACCATTATTGGGATAAACGAAGGGCTACTCATAATAGAGATAATCCTGCTGTAATGATTGAAGACAAGCAGTTATTTATCGATGCTACCAGTAACCCAGATGGTATTGATTTGTACACAGATGACCATGTTTCCGGTATAATCATACCTGCGTTGAATAATTGCTATACAGAGTATTTAAATAGCTATTCTATATTGAAGGATGGTTTAGCTCATACCTTTTTTCAGTTAAAGATGCAGAAGACATTGCCTAAACAAGGATACCATATTTGGCATTATGAAAGAGATGATAGAAAGACAACTAACAGAATAACGTCATTCTTATTGTACCTTAATGACGTAGATGGAGGTGAAACAGAGTTCTTATACCAGTCTATTCGGGTTGCTCCTAAGACGGGTACAATGATTATTTTCCCTTCTTCCTACACTCACACACATAGAGGGAACCCGCCTTTATCCGGTGAGAAATACATTGTTTCTGGTTGCTCGGAGTTCAGATGATAAAGTATACGTATTGGAAATGGGATGCTGTCCTTAGTCGTGAGCAATGTGATTTGATAATTGAAAGCACAGATTGGTCTGCCATTAAAGAAGCACAAATCGGTGACTATGAGTTGAAAACGAGTGTAAGAAAAACAGACGTTGTGTGGAGTCCAAACTTATCAGTTATCGGTTGTGTGTGTAATTCCTACGCAATCGCTGCTAATAGACTTGCTGGTTGGGATTTTGAGTTGATATACAATGAGCAAGTTCAGATGAGTAAATACAAAGATGATGGCGACTTCTACGATTGGCACATAGACGTAGCACCACCAGTCAATGAAACTCAAAGAAAACTGTCTGTTAGCATATTGTTAAATGATAACTTCGAGGGAGGAGAGTTTGATTTTGATTTGGAAAAAGATGTATTGAAGAAAGTAGGCTCTGTTCTAGTATTCCCGTCCTTTGTAAGACATAGAGTTAGACCAGTAACTAAAGGAACGAGATACACAGCAGTAAATTGGATTGTAGGAGATAAATTTCGATGAAAGATGTAACAGAAACATTAGGACAACGTGAGAACCGCTACGGTGAGTACAAAAAGGTTTCAACCACAGCCCAGTGGTTAAAAGATGTTATGCGTGGGGGCGACAGTTGGAATGGCATGGAACCCTATATGCAGGAGAGCTTGGACTTGATTGCCAACAAGCTAGCCCGTATAGTTAATGGCGACCCATTCTATGACGACAGTTGGCACGATGTAGGTGGTTATGCTAAACTAGTGGAGATTGAAATTGCGAAAGGAAAGTGATGGACTTAGTTCTCGACATCGAGACAGACAGTAAGCAGACCAAGATTTGGTTGTGCTATACCCATAACAGCGACACAAACGAGTACGTATGTCACACAACACCAGATACACTCATACCCTTGATAAACAAAGCCGACAGGCTGATCGGGCACAACTTGATCGGCTTCGACGCACCAGTTTTAAACAAGCTGTGGGGAACGAAGATTGGATTGAAGAAAGTGAGAGATACCTTGATAATGTCAAGGCTGCTCAATCCAAGCATCGAAGGGGGTCACAGTTTAGAGGCATGGGGGAAGAGGTTGGGGAATCATAAGGTCGAGTACACACGTATTTGGCATTGGATAAAAGGACTACCGTATGATAAGGTTTCTACTGATCCTTATGATGATCCACATGATAGCCTCAATCGGTTTTATTGTAAGCAGGACGTAGCAGTTACCGTACAACTGTTTCGGATGTTAGAAGCGGAGCTACAAGGTTGGGGTGAAAGCGTACAACTTGAACATGAAGTTGCCGCTATTTTGAAAAGGCAGGAACAACATGGTTTCAGGTTTGATATGGAGAAGGGTCAGGCACTATTGGCTAAGCTCACAGGCGAGTTGGCTGATATTGAGGGCGAACTTCAAGTTACGTTTCCACCCATTGTGGAGGAGCGTTACAGCGACAAAACCGGTAAGCAACTCAAAACAAAAGTTACACCGTTTAATCCGGGCAGTCGGCAACAAATTGCGGAAAGATTGCAGGGGTTAGGTGTTAACTTCACTGAGGAAACAGAGAAGGGTTCTACCATCATCAACGAGAAAGTTCTGGAAGGCATCGATCTACCGGAAGCTAAGTTGATTGCACGTTACCTAATGTTGCAGAAGCGTATATCGCAGATCAGTAGTTGGTTTGACGTTGTTAAGCCTGATGGTAGGGTACATGGTAGGGTGATAACAAATGGAGCCGTGACAGGGCGTATGACGCATATTAGCCCTAACATGGCGCAGGTTCCTAACAGCGGCTCGGAATATGGAGCAGAGTGTCGGGAATTGTGGACGGTCGATGCCGGCAACAAGTTGGTCGGTATTGACGCTAGTGGTTTGGAGTTGCGGATGTTGGCGCACTATATGCAGGATGCTCGATACACAAACGAAATCCTGAACGGTGACATACATACCGCAAACCAGAAGGCAGCAGGGCTAGAAAGCCGTAATACAGCGAAGACGTTTATCTATGCTTTCCTGTACGGCGCTGGTGCTGCAAAGATTGGTTCTATCGTTGGTGGCAGTGAGCAGGAAGGCAGAAAGCTAATGAATCGCTTCTTGAAGAACACGC